TATGCATCCCTTTAACTTCAGAAAGAGTATTGACTCCTCCTGCTAACATATGTATTTTTCTATGAATAGCATCAAAGATATAAATGCCTCGTTCAGTAGCTTTAATCGCCCACTGATGAATAGAACCATTTTCTTTTGAGTAATACTGATGCTTACTAAAACCTACACCTGAACCTAATTCAGTTGGTACTCCATCAGTAGTAGTAGTAATAGCACTTCTATTAATACTGTATGCTCCAAATGCAGTATCTTGAATAAAGTATACTCTATCTTTCCAGTTAACTATCTCATTAATAGGACCGTAATCATCTACATCATAATTATCATTTAATGGAAATTGAGCCCATGAATCTATAGCTTCTCCATTTTTTTTTACATTTGATAAGTATGCTTTAATGTCATCAACTGTACAATTTGTAGCATTTTCAGACTGTGTAATAAATACTAAATCTGAATTTTCTCGTGAATATACATCAAGATATTTGTACATTATCTCACTCTTACCATGAGGAGTTACCCCAACGTTAGAATTGCCCGTTTCTTGTCTAAGTATAGTTCTATTTTCAGCACCTACTGTAAATGATACATTAGTTTTAATATTAGAACCTGTTGCTAAATCAAGATTAATAAGAGACTCAGTTACTAATATTTGTGTTTCAGACTGTTCCTGTAAATAATCTCTACTACTGCTTGCGAAAAAATCAGTTTCTAAATACTCCAATGTAGACAATTGAAGAGTAAACATATTTAAAAATATATCACCTCCATATACTCTAGGGTTTAATTCAGTTTTATCAATTACTGGAGAAGCAGGTATAAAAACATTAGCTTCTAATGCAGTAGTAGTATATCCCCCATACACTTCATCTTTAGGTAATACTAAATCTAAGATAGGAGTAGTTATGGCTTCTAATGCAGAATCTGGATTAAGTGTAGATTGGTTTAAAACATCAATACTAGTATTATCGAACCAATCTGTTGCACCTCCCACTACAGCAGTAGTATCTAAAGGATCATTAAGAATTGTACCTATTTTACCTATTAGTGCAGAACCACCTTTAAAAAATTCAGGAGATGTTCCCACGCCACCTGGTTGAGGATCATTTAACGATGCATTTGTATCAGGAAAATCATCTATTGCATAATAATTTCTTAAATGAAATGTAGTTTGTAATGTAATAGGATTAGTACTTGCAAAACCTGATATCATAGGAGTTGTTGCATTACTATCCTCATAAGTAGTAGAATGATCCATTACAGACATTTGTACAAAATCCCATTTTTTAATATTTTCTACACTGTTAAAGGATACTGGATATGTAGATCGTAAAGTTGTTCTGTAATCTATACAATTAGGAGCTAATGATACCCCGCTTAAATCTTGAATGCCTCCTATAATCACTTTACCATTTGTACTATGATATACTCCAGTCATTAATAAACTAGGACTTGCGCTTAAATTAGAACCTGAAATTCTAACATTGTTATAATTATGTGATATTTCAGGACTATAAAAAGCTACAGCTTCCCCTTTGACTTCATAGTTAGCACTTGCTTTAGCATATACTAATGCAGTACTTATGTTTTCAAATTCACCATTATATGAATTTGATCCTATGTCTGCACCTGTTGTTGAACCTATGCCGTTTGGATTATAAGGCATTAAATGAAGCACTAATTCACTACTATTGATTCGTAAATCATATGTAGAAGCTAGAGTTGATCCTACTGGAGCAGTCCAAAAATTCTTCATTATGCCTGAACATGCTCGTCGAGTATCTTCCTGCTCTCTTTTAACACGTACTATTTGGTAGCTTTCTATTTGAGATAATAATGATGGGCAAGATAAAAAATTAAGTGTAAACTGAATACCCATTGCGTATGCAGTAGTATCCCCTCCTACGCCTGTAGAGGTAGGGAAATACTTATAAGTTGAATTGTTTACAACACTATCTTGTTCAGAAATATCAGGAAATTTAATATCACCGATATATTCTACAAATGTAGCTTCTCCTTTAGTAGTATAAAATATAATGCCGAATCTATATGTTTCTCCCCTTTTGTAACCTCTAAGCAAACCAGAAATAAAAGGAGAAGCCATGTTAGGATACGTAGAGTTATAGTTATACGGATCACCATCTTGTAAATCATGAGCAGCATCTGGTACAGGTGCTACGTTTGCAAAACCTGGACTATTAGTACCATCAACAGTAAAAGGTTCTAAATGAAACGTATATGATATATTTGGACCATTTCCGCCTAATCGTAAACTATTTTCCTGAAACTTATATTGCTTATCAGTGTGCCAATCAGGGTCCCAATGAGCATCTCTGTTTAATTCAGTATTATATGCTCCTGAAGGAGATGAGCTAGTACTACTTGGTAAATATCTAAGGGCTTTGGCATCAAAAGTTTCACCATCAGGAAGTAGATCTTGTGCAGATATCGAACTACCTTTAATGTTAGCAATTACTAAACTATTATCTTTTTGAGCCAATGTTTTACATGTCTTAAAAGGATTAGTTTTAATAGTATATGTATCAAGTTCTATAGTAACTGCAGAGTCTTCAGTACCTGTATATAAAAAAGTAACTTCTGCTTGATTATTAATTTCTTGTTTTTCAATTGTTTTAACTACAGGAGAACCTAATAAAGTAGAATGATAGACCATCACTAACTCTATTTTATCATACTCTCCGTAGTTACTTGTGTCAATAGTAATACTTATTGATTTACCTGTATTTACACCTGCTACTAATTCACCATTGTATTGAGCAGATTGTAATAATATTACTAGGTGGAGAAATTAAACTCTCTTTACCATCAGTAGTAGTTAATCTATATGCAGCTTGATATTCTCCTGAAAGTAATGCTCCACCTCCTGCAATACCTGTTAAATAAGGTTGTACATATTCAATGTTTGGAAAAATATCTATTTGATCTAAAGGGTATGTCAATACGTTAGGATCAGATATATTAAGAGATCGTAGGTAATTATTGTAATCTGTCCAGTATACTCTTTGCGTACAGTCTGATTCATATCTACCAGTAGCTTTAATAGGATTAGCTTTACTAAATGCTAATGCTCCTGTATAAAGCAATACAGGATATCCAGGTAAGATTGCTCTAGTAGCCTCGTCATATCGAACTTCATATATCCACCCGTCAGCATCATTATCATCTGCTACAAATAAAATAATTCTATTTCTAATAGTAGTATATCCTATGATTTCAGGATTAGTTGAACCTACTGGTGATAATACAAATGCTTCCTCGTTACCTTTAATGTTGGTAAACGCACCCATTGATTCACCTTTACGTGTAGTAATGCGAATGTTTTGAGCATGTATATATAAGTTTGAAGAAATAGAATCATAAGAAGCATCCTTATTCATTCCTCCATATGTATTTACGTGCTGTTTCATTATGCTAAATTACTTGGACTTTGAGTACTTCTAACTACTGATGAATATGTTCTACTACTTCTAAAGTTTCGTTGCTCTGGTAATTGGAAATTAGCAAAGAAAGAAGCATGCGCTTGAATATCAGGAATAGTACGAACTATTGAATTCTTAACTGATTCTGCATGATCTACATTATGCCATTGTTTAGCATGATTAACAGCTTGTGCAAAATACCAATCTCTGTCTTGTTCAATTTTTTGAAACTTTTTATCGCTAATTGAATCAGTAATCCAAAGCTTACGTGCAGCTTTCCATACTAGTTCATGAGTAGCACCTTCTAACCATTGCTGCTCTCCTGGAATCATAGGGTAACCTGATTTATCTGTAGGAATAGCATCATATGCCATTGCTACAAACCCACTTGAAAAAGAAGTAAATATGGAGTTATCACTTACGTTATATGTATTTGCTGACTCAGTAGTATAATCTCTGTCATCTTTATGATAACGAGCATGGAACTTATCTGAAGACCATCTCATAGGAGTAATTCTACCTTCTCCACATTCAGCTTGTTCAAGAGTATCTATACAATCTAAATACGCAACTGTTTCAATTTTATGTAAATCAAATGGTAAATCGCCTCTACCATCACAAATGATAATATAGGCAATACGTTGACTCATTACGTCACCTACATTAGTATGTGCCATAAACTCAGCTAACCATTCGTAGGCTTGCTCATCACTCATTTCCAATCCCCAATCACGATGAACTTTATCTATGATTGTAGAAGAGGATACCATTTTACCTGAATACATAATTATTCATTTTTATTAAGTACTGATTCTAATTTTTCAATTAGACTCTTTTTTTCTAAAGGGTTATCAGTAGATACTGATTTATCATCCTTGTATTGCCAGTTACCTTCTGCATCTTTAAAACGTTTAGATACTGTTTTAATATATCCACCTGTAACTTCTTCAACTCTTGTCTCTATTGAACTACCGTCTTCGTTTTCAATACGATTAATAGTTACTTTTGATTCTACTCCTGATCCTGATTCCATTGTTTCTCCTTTATCCATAATAAAATGTTGTTCTGTTAGGGTCACTAACTACTTTGTTAATTAATCTAGAATATTGTCTAGACGGTTTAAATTTGTAAAACCTTTTAAACTTTACTATCGCAGTTGTGTTATCCCACAAATGCATGTAAAATTCTTGATTTGTGTGTGAGTTCTCAAAAAAGAGAACTTTTTTATTTTTAATTTCTGTAATTTCATCTCTGGTTTTACCTTCATATTTACTTTCCCAAAATGCCCAAGTCTTCTGCCAATCTACCCTAAGACTTTTAGCAATCTTACCATCTTTTCTGATAAAATGTAACTTCCTAGCCTGTATTCTAATATATCCTAACTTACCTAATTTAAGCTGCATATTCTTTTCTACAATCGCATTACTATATTCAACTAGTAAATCTTTTAAAAATCTAGAGTACTCCGTACGCTCTATTTTTTCAAGTTTACTGTTTTTACGATAATGACTGTAAAAATCATATTTTTTTACACCAGCTATACTTTTTCCACTTCCTCTTTTTAAATAGTTATTACTCATATTTATTATTTGGATGCAGTTCTAACATCTGCTAAATCATCATTAGCATTATTATCATCATCAATCGGTATTTGCTTTTTCTGTAATAACTGCTGTATAACTTGAGGTTTAATATATGCCCACATCCACTGCTTAAGAGGATAAGGATCGCTTGGTGACCAACAAGGTTTGTTAGAACTACTACAATCTGTAAAAGCTGATAATGCTGAAGGATCTTCAAAAATACCTCTAACAGTTATTGATTTTATTAATTTAATCGTTTGATCCTTACTAATAATATAAATATAGTTATCATACAAGAATGCATATATAGTCTTACTTGTAGTACGTCCATTTCCAATATGAGGTACTCTGTTATAATCTATTAACGTAAACTTTTTTTTAGTAATAAGAATAGGTCCAACTGAAGTAATAGTAGGTCCGTGGTGCAATTCTATAGCACTAGGTAAAGGATTTACACTACGTAAGATTTTACACCCAATAGGAACAGTTACACAACAGTTATGTTCGTCTACTAATTCTAAGTCTACACATAATGATTGTTGTACACCATCATCAATAGTTCTACGTTTATTATATTCATTACGAAGAGCCAGTGATCTTTGTTCATTGATAATATCAGTATAGTACAAAGTAGCAAAAACTGAGTCTGAATTATTAATACTCAGAGCTTCATCTAATTGACTATGTAAATCTATTAATGGTAGCATATACAAATATATTAAAAATTATGGTATGTTGTTAATCATTTTAAACTGCAAATAGTCCATATATGTCTTATTGTTTATTTTAAATGAAGGTAAGCATTTGTTATTTCTACAAGACATATAGTGTTGAATTGTACCTGCTGCAGTTGAATATGTTTTTCTAAGTCTTCCTAGTCCTCCACATTCTGGACAAGTAAATTTATCACCTCCTCGTAATACAGAATATTGCATATTAGGATTAACGTAATTCTTAATTTTATTAAAAACTGCTTCTAAGCTATTAATATCACCATCTCCATAAAATAACATATGTTTTAATGCTTCTGCATCTTTTTTATATATTACATTAATCCAAGTTTGAAGTCCTCCTGCGTCAACCTTAGCTTGTAGTCCATAATATTTACATACTTCTTTTAAAGAATTACTTGGAAGGTTTAAATACTTTTTACAAAGTTTGTAAGTATCTACTTCATTGTAAGTATGCCTCATTGGTAATCCATGAAATAACGCACGTGTTCTAATCCAAGGCGTATCGAAACGTTTACCGTTATGAGTAATTATTTCATCAGCTTCATTCATAATAG